TTTGGAATAACTCAGAACACACATAGTAGTTTAGCAAGAAAATATGGAACAGCACCAGGGTATGATTTAGGTTTTGCCAGCGGTAGTCAATACACAACAGTATTCTTTGGATCACCTGACTATGATTCATATAGTGCTAATGGTACACAGATCAGTATATCTAACAAAGGTCAAGGATCTACAGGGTTACCAGAAGAGGATAGCTGGTTAGTAATTGGTAACGGTGCATATGCTGGTAATCAAACCTTTACAGCAGAATCTGTAGCTAACAGAATAAACACAGCCGGTCGTCATAGATTAAGTTACTTAAGTCCATCTAATAGGTATATATCGATGGGTTATAGTGGTTCAGCAGAAGTAAACGGATCTGTAGGCCCATGGCAAAGTATTTATGGTTTAATGGACGGAACAGATCCTTCTACAGGGTTTAATATGAAGGTGACAAGCACAAACACGGGTTCAGCTGATACTCCTCTAACAAGAGATGGTAATAATTCAATACATGAAAACCTTACAGTAGGTAGCAGATCCAGAAATAATGTATATTATGGAGGACAGTTTAGAGTAAGACATGTAATATCTTATCAGACAATACTTACAGACCAGCAGATAGATGACTTAAATGCAAGTTATGCTAATGCATACCCAGATGATAACTTAAATCCAACACCATAATGAGGGTATATACAGAAGAAGAATTATCTAACCCAACACCTGAACTACTTAAACAAGTTTACGTAAGTGTTGAAGAGATGGCAAATTTCGATAACCAACTACAGACATTTTTGACTGGTAGTCTATAAAATATAAAAAAATGATAACATATACAAGAGAAGAATTAACAGCAATAACACCAGAGCAGTTTAATGCTATGAGTGAAGAAGAAAAATCAAACGTAAAAGCACAAGGTAAAGCATTTATGATTGCTGACTTAGAAGCTTTAGGAGCAGCATAAGACACAACTATTTCCATGGTTGGCAAAAAAAGGAATTAAGTATTTTACTATTTCTGCCTTTCACTTTATAAGTTAATCGCTTAATTCTTTTTATAGAGTCCTTAGGGGCTCTTTTTTTTTGGGTAAAAGTTGGATATGTATTATAAAGTTCGTATTATATAATTAATACACTATATGACAGATAAGAAGAAGAGAGAGATAGTAACAGAGGAAGTAGGAAAGATTTACGATCAATTGGTTATAAATTGTAAAAAGACCTGTGGGGCGGGGTATGACCGATGGGGTGAAGACTTACTTGCTATGTGTTTAGAAATGTTCTTTGAAAAGAAAACTGACTACATATGGAAAGTTTACCAAGACGGTAAGTTAGAAAACTTTATCACCTTTGTAATGGCATTCCAGTTAAAATCAAATAGTAGTAAGTTTTGGCATGTATATCGAAAACACCTGTATAGTTACAGAGAGTTATATCCAAATATACCTTATGCCAACCACGTTTCTTACAACCAAGCTTTTAACGATGAACCATCAGACGTATACTACTGTATCAAAAAAGCTATCGAATCTCTTGACCCTTATCAAAAAATGTTAGTGAATGAAATTATGATAGGAGGTAAAAAGTTTAACAAGACCTCTCAAAAGTATAACATAAACTATCATTCACTTAAAACAGATTACAAATTAGTAAAAGCTTTAATACAAAGGAAATGTCAACATTTACAATAATATCTTTAATAGTTAACTTAGGTTTAATTTCCTTGGTTCTCTCGTTAGTTTATCCTCGTTTAATAGCAAGGTATAAGAGAAAGAAGAAACAAGGAGAGATACAAGAATACAAAAGGATAGAACGTTTAGTTAACAAATACTTAGATTCGTTAAGAACAGATGGAGATAAATCTATTTAATCTTATAGGCATTGGTTACTTAGGTAACATGATAGCTTATGACTTTACACCTATACAGCCGGCAAAACAGAAGCTGATCGATTTCATACCTTTCACTTTACTTAGTAAGCTTCTAAACTGCTCTAAATGTCTTTCATTCTGGATTGGCATTTTTATATACGTTGACTTACTTCTTGGAGCAGTAGCCGGCCTTGTAGGTTTTTGTATTAATCATTTACTTGATAGGATAAAACAATGGTATGAGTAAAGAAGACAAAGACTGGTTATTAAATAGTTTCCCACAGTATCTTAACAAGGTATTAAGAGGATATAACAAAGATGCTTATATAAGGGTAGAGACGCTCTTATCCGGTAGAGTCACGTTTCCTGATTGTAGTTGTTCATATAGTAGTTATCAACAAAAGATAAATAAGTTATACTACGAATGGCAAAGACAAAATACGTGACAGACGATTATATAAAACAGGTAGAACACTACCTTAACAACGATTTACCGCTTAAAGAATTATACACCGACGTTTATACATCGGACTTTAACCAAGGAGTAGTAGATAAAATAATAAAGAAAAGAGAGAGGTATGTAAGATTGGAAGACGATCTTGACCATGTAGTTATTACTTCTTTAGGTAGATTAATAAATACTAAACGTATATCTCAGTATAGTTTAAGGTTTACACAAAATACAATAGTATGTTATGTATGTGATAAAAAGATAGACATGCCAGCTATATTTGAGAGAGAGGGTTGGAAGTATAACTTTAAGAAGATACTAAACAATTATTATAAGTATAACTGGAAGCTTCAAGATACAGCAAAATATAGTTATTATGAGGATAGAGATAAATCTAAAAAATAAAGAGTTAACATTAACTATGGGTTTATTTACTTCGGTAGTATACATCAAGGGTATAAATATCCCTTTAGAGGTAGGCAGAGAGGTAACAAAATACTTAAAAAACTTTAATGAATAAAATAAAATTACACACAGGAGATAGCAGTAAGGTATTAAAGAAGTACCCTGACAATCATTTCGATTCAATCGTAACAGATCCACCTTACGGTATAGAGTTCCTGGGTAAGGATTGGGATAATAATACAGGACCTATAGAGGTATGGAGAGAATGTCTAAGGGTATTAAAACCAGGAGGACATCTATTAGCGTTTAGTGCTGCAAGAACGTATCATAGATTGGCCAGTAATATAGAGGATATAGGTTTCGAAATAAGAGACCAAATTATGTGGATATACGGTTCAGGCTTTCCTAAAGGACAGGATATGGGTAAGTTGATTGAGAAGAGGAAAAATAAAGACATCAACTTGAATCCTTACATATACCACGAAGAAGTAGAAGATGATCGTTCTGTAAAGATAGGTAAGATACACAACCCGCCAAAGTGCGTAGAATGCGATCAGTATGTAGCATCCCCATCTAACACCTGCACTAAGAAATGTAATGCCAAGTTTCCTCCTAAACTAAACGAATGGTCAGGATGGAAGACAGGATTAAAACCTGCACACGAACCAATAGTAATGGCAAGAAAACCATTTAAGGGTTCTACAGTAGATAACGTTCTAAAGAATGGAGTAGGTGCCATAAATGTAGACGATACAAGAGTAGAAGTTACAGACATAGAGTATGAAAGAAACTATAATGCTTATGCAAAGAACTTAAAAGAAGAACATAACACAAACTCATTGTTCCATAAGGTAGTAGAAAAGAATGGTCCAGCCCAAGGAAGATATCCAGCCAACGTTATTATGTCCGAAGAGGAAGGTAAGGTGTTAGATGAGAAGACAGGATTAAAACCATCTCACGAACCTATAGTAATGGCAAGAAAACCTTTCAAAGGATCCACCGTAGACAATGTAATAAAGAATGGAGTAGGTGCTCTTAATATAGACGATACGAGGGTAGAGGTTACAGATACAGAAACTTTCGCAGGTAACTCTATAGGGTATAAAACAGTTCCGGAAGACAAACGTAGTGGTGACAACATATATGGGTTTAAGAAACAAGATGCTGATGAACCAATACAAACACCTCAAGGAAGATATCCAGCCAACGTTATTATGTCCGAAGAGGAAGGTAAGGTGTTAGATGAGAAGACAGGTATTATAAAGAGTGTAGGAGGTAAAAGGAAAAAAGAGTATGGTGATTACAGTGGCTCAGGATATACTATTAAGAATCAAAAAGGAGCAGACACTGACTTATATCTTAACGAACCACCAAGAGGAGCTTCTAAATACTACTACTGTCCTAAAGTAAGCAAAAAGGAAAGGAATGTAGGAGATACAGCAAATAACCATCCTACTGTTAAACCCGTAGCGTTAATGAAATACTTAGTAACACTGGTAACTCCTAAAGGAGGAAAGGTATTAGATCCATTTAATGGTTCTGGTTCTACTGGTATGGCAGTAAAAGAGTTTGGGGGTGAGTATGTTGGTATTGACTTAAATAAAGACTACATAAAGATAGCTAAGAAGAGAATTAAAGCGTGGTCGTCTGAAAAGTAGCCATTAAAAAATCTTATAGCACTATAAGAAAAAAATATGAAAAAATAGTTGCCTAATTGGTATAAATATCATATATTATATTGTAGGATAGTCTTACGTATATATGTCAAATAAAAAAAAAGTGAAAGAAATGACAACAGAACAGAACCAAGAATTTAACCAATGGGCAGACACCGGTAGAGATATCCCTCTGTCTGGGAATCAGAGAGAGGAAGTATATACTGCGGTAGACGCGATTTGGACCCAGAGAGATGGGCAAGAGATGCTAAATACCCTCAACGAGTATTACCGAGACCAGAACATTGACGATGACACGAAAGAGTGGATCGGATATATTGCTGTCGAGGGAGATATAAATCTCGCTTACCTCGCAATGGCGTAATAGTAGAATCGACAGGCCCCGAAAGGGGCTTCGTTGTATATTAAGAGTAATACGTAGGTGTAGTCATAGAGTTAACACTACTATAGTCTCAGTATATAATAGTATAGTAAGTATATTAGGTATATAGGGTTTATTATTATTATTATTAATCCATACAATAAAGCCAGGGAAGATGGTAGTAGGAGTGGTAGGTAACTTATTGGTTCTAATAGACTATTTATAACTAACTGATACATTATATCACAATTATATTGAACAATGGAGAAACGTAAGGAAAATAAGGTTAATAGTGCGCTCGAAGGTGACACACTCACTACAGAGAGTCCTACCAGTAAGAGACCGGACTATAGTAGGCTAACCAAAGTAGAGATACAACGTAGGGTAGACGAATGTATATTATTAAGATATAAGGCAGAGAAACCAATCCTACAGAGGGAATGGATTGACTACTGTAAAGAGAAATGGGGTGATAAAAGTGTACCACAATTCCTTAACTACTGGGTAACGGCTAAAGAACAATACGAAGAAGGGTGGAGGGGTAATCTGGAGAACCTTATAGAACCGGCCATAGATGTATTAAGACAAGGACTCAGTAGTGATAACCATTACGTTAGGAGTAAGACCATAGACCAGATATGGAAGATGTCCGGCAATGATATACAGAAGCATTTAATAAAAGGACAGATAGAGAATATAACTATAGGCTTCCAAGAAGATTAAGTACCCCTCACTCGGCTAAAGCCTCGTTCGGGTAATAGGGGGGGTGGTAACATAGCCATAGTCCTCCCATTATACCTAAATATATGAACAGTTTATACAACCTCCAACTACTTACAAAGATTTTTTTTCCTATAGTACATAATGCTATTATAACAACAATCTATGGGTATAAGTTGGTACTGGGGGGATTAGTTCGTACCTTTATGGTAACTATACCTACGGCATTTACCCCATTATGTAAGGTTATGTTGGTACCTACCAAATTATTTCGTACCTTTATTGTGCCGACTCCTTCCCAAGGTACGGCCTCTAAAAAGTTTTTGCAAGGTTGTTGTTTATTGATATGGTCACAAGAGTTAAAAAAGCAATTATATATGTATATATTTAACCATACCTCCCTCAATCCAAACGTCTCTACCCAATAAAAACAAGTACATGAACATAACCCTATTCAAGCCTTATTCCTTACAAAAAGAGTTTATAAAACGTTTTGGTGATACCGACGATCTATTCGGAGTCATTAGTGCTCCCAGGGGATCAGGTAAATCTCTTTTATGTATTAATTTAATGCTGTATTGGCTGTTACAAAAACCAAACAGGAAGGGTGGGTATATCACCCCGATTTACGGACAGGGTAAGTCAATAATGGACCAAATCACCAAGACCGCCGATGGAGCTATCGTAACCTCTAACCGTATGGAGGGTACTATTCAATTTCTGAACGGGTCTCAGTTAAAATTTCTTTCATCTGATAACCCGGACAACGTCCGTGGATTTAGATTCACACATTTAATCATCGATGAATGTGCCTTCATAAAAGAACATGCATTGAATACGGCTATTCTACCTACATTAAATCCCCAGGGTAAAAAATGTTTAATGGTATCTACACCAAAAGGTAAGAACTTCTTTTACAATTGGTATAATAAAAAGGAAGTGGTATCTATGAAATTTCCACTGACTGAATGTCCTTTCATCAATCCTATCTTGATTGAGGAAGCTAAAAAATCTTTACCACCCGATGTTTATAAACAAGAATTCGAGGCCGAATTTGTAGACAGTGGTAATGATGTGTTTATCGGTATTGATAAAGTTTCGGTAGTAAACTCTTTTAATATTTCTAAAACAGAAGTTTATGTGGGTATTGATACCGGATTAACAGACGACAAGTCTGTATTGACTTTAATCGATACTACCGGTAGGGTAAGATATGTGGATCACTGTAACAACGATAGCATACAAAGTATCTCCAAGAGGTTTATCAATATCATGAATAAGTTTATTGTGGTTGGAGGATACATTGAGACAAACGGTATTGGTCGGGCGATGTACGATCTGATAAAGCCAAGTTTTCCAAGAATAAAAGCCTTTAATACCACCCAAGATAATAAAATGGAGATGGTACGTAAACTAATCGGTGATATAGAATCGTTAAATATCGAGTTACCAACCGTTGATTTATTACCCGAGTTACACCAAGAGTTTACCTCCTATACCTATAAGATGTCAAATAACGGTAAGTTATCGTTCACCCATCTACCCGGTCAACATGATGACTTTATAGACTCTTTGATGTTATCCAATTTCTCGCGTGTCCAATTCATAAAAAGAAATAAGTTTAATCTTAAGGTCCACCAAAAACAAAAAACACAATCTATGGAATTACCCAAGTAACTTCCTAAACCTCTATAACTATTTATAAAATATGAAGAAAGCTTTCAAGATACACTTACCCGATTACCTAACCGTAGATATGTTCAAACAAATATCTACCTACGATGGTAATGATATTGGTAAGATGATCAACGTTATATCGGCAATGATAGGTTTACCTATCTCTACTGTAAAACAATATCCTGTAGATTTAATAAGACAAGTGGGTAAGGATTTAGAAGCACTCGCCCTTCCCCAAGAACAATTTCACCCCTTAGTAGAGTTTAACGGACAACTGTATGGTTACTCAGACATTCATTCTATGAATCTGGGTTGTTTTGTAGATTTAGAAGAGTATTGTAAAGATATGAATCAGAACTTATCCAAAATAGCATCTGTTTTATACCGTCCGGTTACAAAGAATAGATTTAACTCTTTAGAGTATCAGATCAAACAAGGCATTAGAATTGGATTTGAAAAAGGTATTGAGAATCCTTTCGATTATTATAAAATAGAAACCTACGATAGTGAGGCTGTAAAAGATAGGTGGAAAGAAATGAATGACTTTCCCTCACATATATTGCTTGGAGCTCTTAGTTTTTTTTTGGCAGCCGCAAGTCTCTATATGAACGATACAGCTTATTCGGGGACGTTGTTAGAGGAGAAGATACAGAAGAAGACGATAGATTCAACGATACTAACAGCTCTTTCTCATCTCACTGGGGGTGGTGGGCAACCATTCACCGATTATCTGAATCCGGTATCCTTTCAATCACCGGAGATAAGTCTATAACAGACGTGAACTTTATTACTGTCTTAAACTATTTAGAAATACAAAAAGACATCGACGAGATAAGACAGAGAAAAGAAAGAATAGAGATGTCAAGAACCAAAATTAGATAATATGGCTAAAAAATATAAGAAAAGTCAATCGGTAGAAGACGTTGTCTCTAACCAAGAAGATTTAACTCAAGATATAACTTTACCACTTGTAGATGATACACAGAGAGAGATGATCTTAGACTTAAGAGTCAAAGGATTTGATGACAATCGTATAGCGGCAAGACTTGAGATACAAAAAGCAATAGTAGAAAAAATAAAATAATGGATACAATTATAGTAATAGTATTGCTTGTTGGTAGTTTAATCTACAACATGAAACAATACAAAGAATTAAATAGTTCTAAAAAACCACAAAAGAAATCAGCTTACAAGAAAAGCTGGGAGAATGGTGGTAAAAGAAAATAACAATGACTTTATACTCACCAAACCGTTTACATAACATAACCTATCAAGAGATAGTTCAACAGTTTACAGATGCCTGTAATGAGCATTTGGCTATAAACTCTTTTGATACAGGTACATTAGATTTTTTAGATGCTAATGCTGTTAATAAACTATACCCTTATGTTTATTTAAGACCTATAGTTAGTACTGGTGTAGTAGATAAAGAAAGAAACCTTACATTTGAGTTATACTCTATGGATGTACCTAAACTATCAGATGAATCACCTGTAGAGGTATTATCTAATACTGAAATATATATTTACGATCTTATAGCTTATTTTGTAGAAGGTCCAGCCAATAGACAACAAGTCTATGGTATTGATATGATCTCTATAACTCCGGTTAATGAAGCATTCCAGGATAGAGTATATGGATGGGTAGCACAAATCGATATTTTAACTCCTTGGAAGTGGGACTATTGTGACTTCCCTAAAAATTAATGAAGATAGATAGAATTATTAATAGCTTTGTCCAACAGTGGGTGAATAATATGAAGAAGATTACCCCGGTTGGTAAAAGACCGAGAAGTAAAGCTGCTGAAAAACTTTATAATAATCCATTAAAAGATAGTATAGTAAAAATTGAAGCAGGTATACCTATAATTCAAATGAACCTATACGGTACGTTTGTAAACTCAGGTCACAGAACAAGAGGTATAACTAAAGTACCACCTAACCCTTTTATTGCAAAGTCATTTGCCCAAACAATATCACAAATGGATGAAAAAGTCCCGGCTGAGATTTTTAAGGTGATAGATAACAAGTTCGGTAATGTACTTAAAAAATATAAAAGAATAGGGTAATGGCTATAACAATTAAGTCTCAACCGAGTCCTACCAATTGTAGTAAAACAAACCTGGTATATAATGTATCAAGTTCTAATGCTACTAATCCTCAGTTTAGATATATTATGGATGTTTATTTACAAGGAGGTTCTAATAAACTTAGTAGAATAACTCAGTTTCCGGACCCACAACTTGAAGCAGTATTTGATCCATCAAGAATAACAGATGACAACGTTGAATACGATACAGACTTTAGTAATAAACCTTATAATGGTTACTACTTAAATCAAACACCTCAAAAGAAAGCTTTTACTGTAAAATTTGGTGAAGAGTACGGTACATCACCGTCAAGCAGTATAACTGTTTATCCGGATTTAGTTACTGATGATCTAAGTATATTTCCTTGTGAT